AAAAAGGAGATAAATTATGGGAATTGATATGGAGCTAATGCGCCGAAAGCTCGCAACATTGCGCGGCGAAAACACTGGTAACGGAAACTCTGTTTGGTTTAAGCCAGACGAGGGTGATACGGATATTCGTATCGTTCCAACGAACGACGGAGATCCATTGAAGGAGATGTTCTTCCACTATAATGTAGGGGATCATCGTGGAGGCATTCTTTGTCCAAAGCGAAACTTTGGAGAGGGTTGTCCCATTTGCGAATTCGCATCTTCGCTATGGCGCGAAGGCAGCGATAACAACGATGAGGAAAGTAAGAAGCTGGCAAAGTCACTCTTTGTTCGCACTCGATATTTCTCGCCAGTCGTTGTGAGGGGTCGAGAGGAAGAAGGCATCAAGGTCTATGGCTACGGAAAGCAGGCTTATGAACTTCTTTTAGGGTATATTCTCGATCCGGAGTATGGAGATGTCACAGACATTCAAGAGGGTACGGACATCACTCTTACTTATACTAAGCCCACGAAACCCGGTGCGTACCCCCAAACAAACCTCAAGATGCGTCGTAACACATCGGCTTTGCTGGAAGACAAGGATGCGATCCCCGCCCTCCTTGATGGCATGCCTGACTTTGATTCTCTTTTCGAGCGTCAAACTCCAGCACAGATCGACGCGATTCTTGATGAGCAACTCGCGAGCGATGGCTCTGCTGAAAGTCGCTCATCGGAAACTGCCAAGTATGGAAACGCCAACAACAGCGTTGACAAGGCTTTTAACGAGCTTATGACTGGTAAGTAATTGAGGTTAGTCCCGCAGGGAGGCATGGGGAACAGATGCCTCTAATTTTTAAGGAAGGTTATGAACAAGTGGTGTAAGGCGCTCAATAAGAAATGTTGTGGCGGCTATTATAGCTCTGCCCCTTGTAGAGCAAAGTCCTGTAATCCAGAGCATCAATATTGTCAAGCGCATAAAAAACTATTAGGAGGAAATAAATGCACCAAGAACAAGCGAAATTAAAAGTAGTGAAAAATTATGATATTAACTCATACCCATCTGAGGTAACTGTTGAAACTATGGATGGATCCTATACATTTACCTTGACGGAAATGCGCCTGAAAGACATCAAACGGGATCAAAAGAACAATCAGGTTAGAGTTTTTGGCACTGTATCCAAAGAAATTGCTAGAAAGAGACTGTCTATTCTCGCAGATGGCCTTTTGACTCCTTTGTTCGTGGATTCAACATCATACTTGATTGAGGGATACACTAGAGATCCAGCGTTACGTGGACTGGGGTGGACTTCGGTACCTGTATATATGCTGGTGGACGCACGGCCAGCGGGAGCCAAACTAAAAAGATTGCAAGTTACCCTTAATAAGGTAAAGGGGTCTATTCAAGGCAATAGTGAGCCCGACATATTAGAAGTAGGAAAAGCAAGTCTTCTAGAAGATTGGCAATGTTTGTCTGACGAAAAGAAGGTTGAAAATGTTACTACTTTAGTAAACGACAGTCTACCACAAAACACTACTGTGAGTAGGAGAAGGTTGATAAGACAAATTTTTAATGAAGTTGGCAAAGGGCCGACGCTTCTTAAAGTGAATGGCTATGCGATGACAGATGCTCAACAGTGGCTGATCGAGAGAGATTTTCCGGAGTTTAAAACGTTTATTAAGAATGGGAAATTTAATAACGTGAAGTATTGTCGAGAAACAAATTCCATACCATGTGTTTTTCCCGCTAAGTTGGCCGCTAAAACTTTTGGGCTTCTTCTCCCGACTTTAATAGAATTAGAATCGGGTACTAGTAAAATCCCTCAAAAAGATCTGGAGAATGTGACTGTCCATTTTGTGGGGTTTTCTGATAAAAAAAACCCAACTGATATTCTTGATCAACGGGATGAGTATGTAGAACTATTAAAAAGATATATTGATAGCTCCCTTCATATTTTCTCTAGAAGAAACTTTGAGGTTATAAAATTCATTCCGCAGATCATGGAGGGTCCAAAGAAAGAAAATCAACATTCATTAATATCTTATCCATTTGTGGATAAAGGAGACACAGACAGCGATGGCTAGAAAAGCACAAACAAAGCCGGGTCGAGTAGCAATGCAAGATCTGATGAAGATCGTTAACAAGAAGGCCGGCAGAAATGTAGCCCATGATTTAACTGGCTCAAATCCCACGCAAGTAAAGGAATGGATCCCTACTGGCTCACGCTGGCTGGACTCCATTGTGTGTCGTGGACAAGTAGCCGGCATCCCCGTTGGGAAGATCACAGAGCTAGCAGGGTTGGAGTCCACAGGCAAGTCATACATGGCAGCACAGATAGCAGCAAACGCCCAGAAACAGGGTAAGCTTGTGGTGTATTTTGATTCCGAGTCTGCTATCGATCCTGACTTTTTGGAGCGCTCAGGCTGCGACCTAGAGCGTCTTATGTACATCCAGGCAACGTCTGTTGAGTTCGTCTTGGAGACGATTGAAGAGTTGCTTGGAGCGACTGATGAACAGCTTGTTTTCATCTGGGATTCGTTGGCATTGACGCCGGCTATTTCTGATATTGAAGGAGATTTTAATCCTCAATCATCGATGGCAGTGAAGGCTCGTATTCTGGCAAAGGGAATGTCAAAGCTTACTATTCCGATTGCGGATCAGCAAGCTACTTTTCTGGTTTTGAACCAGCTGAAGACAAACATTCCATCAGGGCCAATGGCACGACAGATTGCTATGGTAACTCCGTATACTACCCCTGGTGGTAAGGCTATGCATTACGCATACTCTTTGCGTATCTGGTTGACAGGGCGCAAGTCAAAGAGTTCTTTTGTCACAGACGAAAAGGGATTTCGCATTGGCTCAGAGGTGAGGTGTAAACTAGAAAAGTCTCGCTTTGGGACACAAGGCAGAAACTGTACTTTCCGTATTATGTGGGGTACAAAAGATATTGGTATCCGCGATGAGGAAAGCTGGTTTGATGCCATCAAGAGTTCAGATTATTTGACGAGTGCTGGTGCGTGGTATACGCTCACGATGCCCGATGGATATACCAAGAAGTTTCAACCGTCTAAGTGGAGTGGTTTGATTCGTGAAGATTCAGAATTTAGAGAAAAGATTCTCCAACTGATGGATGAGGAAGTGGTGAGAAAGTTCGATGAAAGATTGGGCAATGCGAAAGATTTTTACGAAGAAAATGAATAAAACATAAAGTTCATCCGTCTAAATACTGGGAAGAATATTCCCACATAGAAGGAGAAATAACATGTTAAATATTCTATCTTTGATGGTGCTCCTATCAGCACCAGCAGACGCACACCACAAGGCACATAAGTCGCCACCGCCGAAGCATAAACATCATGCGACGACACACCGGCACTCGCCTCCTCCACGACACCGACATCACGCACGCCGTGTTGTAGGGTGGAATTGGACACCAGGGCATTATGATCCTTATGGGCATTGGATTCGCGGAAGATGGTCATTCGGTGTTAAAGTAGTTATTTAAAACAAATAAACACTTGACTTCAGCCTCCTAAGCTAGTATACTTGGTATATGTTTAGGAGGTTTTCTTGTCTGAGCCCAGACAATGTGCAGAATACAATACGCAATCAGCAGACAGATATCATAAGTACAAGGGTAAGGTGAATCGATATATGGACTTGGCTAAGAGAGTAGCCAACCAATCAGTTTATCCAGAGTACAAACACGGCGCCGTCCTGGTTAAGGGTAGTTCTATTAGAAATACTGCATATAATAAAAACAATTTTTCGTCTTTCGGGAAAAGATTTCAAAAAGAGCACAACGGACGCACCACGGTGCATGCGGAATTGGGGGTTATTTTGGGACTTGATCGATCTATTACTACCGGCGCAACTGTGTACGTTGCACGCGTGGGTAAGTGCGGAGAATACAGGCTGAGTAAGCCGTGTTCGATGTGTCACGCTGCCATGAAGCACGTGGGTATTAAAAAGGTGGTGTATACCATTGATGATAAGATTGTAGGGAGTTATAAACTATGAAAATGAAAAAAACTTGTAATAAGTGCGGAAAAACTAAGTCGATATTGAAGTTTTATAAAACTAGTAGTGCCAAGGATGGCTATTACGGAGCTTGCGCCGAGTGTCGTAAAGCGTGGCAAAGAGACTATCAAAAAAGAAAAAACGACAAAATTGTTCAGACTCATCGAGATTACCGCAAGGATAAGTTAAGCGCAGGTATCTACACTATTACCAATAAGGCGACAGATAAAGTTTACATTGGAGAAACTACAATGCTTAAAAGGAGACTGTCCCGCCATCGATTGAACTTAAAAAAATTAAAGCACGAGAATGACGCCCTACAAAAAGACTACCGTAAATATGGAGAAGAGGTGTTTGTTTATGAAGTGATAGAAGAATTGCCTCCACGTACCCCCAAGCGAACTTTGCGCGAAAAAGAGGCGTTATTAATTGGGAAATACTTATCGGAAGGGAAGCAGCTTTACAACTTGGGAACCACAGATGAAGAAATATAAAGTAGGGCAGTTAGTAAAAATAATAGACGACGTATCTCCTCCCAACAGATACTATGTAGGGCTTATTGTGGGCGACTGGAAGGAAGGTACCTATGAAATCCTGTGTGTAGGAGACAAGGCGCCAGATGTATTTTTTGAAAGTGAGATTGTTGAGGTGATAGGATGAATTTTATTCTGCCATTGCTGCTGGCATGCAGCTACGGACTTTACCCCAACGATAGTAAGTGTCCTGGGGGAAGTAATTGTTGGTGCCCTGGCGATACCGCACACGAACACCGGCCGCCACTCGATGATGACGGGCATATAATTTGCAAAGACACGGGCGATAAAGATGACAGAGAAGATTAACCACCCTAGCCACTATGGAGGCGAAGAGAATCCCTATGAGGCAATTAAAGTAATAGATGCATGGGGGCTGGGCTTTTGTTTAGGAAATGTGATTAAGTATATTTCACGAGCAGGTAAGAAAACTAAACACAGTATTGAGGATTTAGAAAAAGCCAAGTGGTATCTGGAACATCATATCCAAAATTTAAAAGGAGAAAAGGAATGAAAAGAGTATTAATTATTGATGCTTTGAATATGTATTTGAGGGCATACATTGTTGATCCCTCCATCTCTACCAATGGGCAACCTATTGGAGGGCTAAAAGGATCGTTAAAGATTTTACAGAAGCTTGTGAGAGATACGAAACCAGATCATGTAGTGATCGCTTGGGATGGCCCAGATGGTTCTCGAAAGCGCAAGACGATGGATAAGAACTACAAAGAGGGACGCAAGCCTATTCGATTGAATCGCGCCTTTCATAACTTATCAGAGGATGAGGAAACTACAAACAAGGTGTGGCAACAAAGTCGTTTGATTGAGTATCTAAATGAGATGCCGATCATCCAGACGATGCTACCTCAAATTGAAGCAGATGACGTTATCTCTTACATCACTCAGATGCCTTATTACAAGGGCTGGCAGAAGGTTATTGTTTCAAACGACAAAGACTTCTTTCAGTTGTGTGATGATGAGACTGTTTTGATGCGGCCAGTTAAAAAAGAATTGTTAAACAAAAATCGTATCATCGAGCAAACGGGAATTCACCCCACGAACATGGCACTAGCACGTGCAATCATTGGAGACGCCTCTGATAACCTTCCAGGTATTAAAGGTGTTGGATTTGCAACAGTAGCAAAAAGGCTTGATTTTTTATCGGAGGAAAAAGCTTATACAATTGAAGAGGTTATAGAACATTGTGAACACGCCGAAAGCAAACTTAGATTTTTTCCTAACATCATTGAGGGAAAGGAGATAATCGAACATAATTATAAAATGATGCAGTTGTACGCTCCCCAGATGTCTTTCCAATCTAAGATGGTGACGAAGGAAGCTGTCGAGAACTTTGAATTTACATTTAATAAAACTGAAATTATTCGTATGATGCGTGATGATGGATTTGGAGAACTAAATCTAGAAGATTTAAAAACGCACATGAATAAGATCGTGAGAGAATGTGGTTGACTTTTACCGTCAACGTGTTATAATAATAAACAAGAGGGCATAAATGACAAGAGAGGGCGCAAGCTTTGGGAAGTATGGAAAAGCTTTCCAAGAAGGACTGGTACAACTAATTTTCGAAGATCGGCCATTTGCCGATCAGATAATGGAAGTGTTTAATGTAAACTTTTTAGAGTTAGAATACTTGCGCGTCTTTGTACAGCGCATTATCACATATCGACAGAAGTATAATAAACATCCTTCGGTAGATGCTATTATTAGTATCCTACGAACTGACTTAGAGAAAGAAGATGAGATAGTTCAAAAACAGGTACGTGATTATTTTGCAAAGATACACAAGAAAGAACTCACTGATATAGAATACATTAAAGAGGCTAGCCTAGATTTCTGCCGGAAACAAAATCTTAAAGAGGCTATGATGAAATCCGTTGGACTGCTTCAGACGTGTTCTTTTGATGAGATTTCCAAAGTCATCAATGACTCATTAAGACTTGGTTCCGAGACTGATTTTGGACATGATTTTATTCAGGATTTTGAGGAGAGATATAAGCCCAAACATCGACGCCCCGTGACTACGGGCTGGAAAGACATCGACGGCATAAGCGGAGGCGGCTTGGGACAGAAAGAGATGGGGGTTGTTATTGCTCCCACCGGCGCCGGCAAGTCAATGGTGCTTGTACATCTTGGCGTCCAGGCGCTAAAAGAAAAGAAGGTGGTGGTACATTATACGCTGGAGTTGCCAGACACTGTGATTGGAAATCGGTATGATAGCTGTATCACTGGATATCCTCTTTCTAATTTACCCAGTTTTAAAGAAGATATTTATAAACAAATCAACCAGATTGATGGTAAACTAATCGTGAAAGAATATCCCACCAAGTCTGCTTCCACCAATACTATTCGAGCGCATTTGTCTCGCCTCGTCAAGCGAGGGATCGATCCTGGAATGATCATTGTTGATTATGCAGATTTATTGCGCCCAACTGTTATTAGAAAAGAGAGACGAAACGAATTGGAATCTATTTATGAAGAGCTTAGAGCGATTGCTTCTGAATTTAAGTGTGCCTTATGGACAGCTTCACAAACAAATAGATCTGGGCTAAGTGCAGAAGTGATTACAATGGAACAAATTTCAGAAGCCTTTAATAAGTGTTTCGTCGCAGATTTTATTTTTTCTGTGTCGCGCACCATTGAAGATAAAAAGAAGAACCAAGGAAAGATTTTTATTGCTAAAAACCGGAACGGTCCTGATGGAATTGTGTATGATATTTTTATGGATACATCAAATGTTAATATCAAAATACTTCCAAAGGCAACAACGCCACAGATACAGTTAAATCCCGTGGCGCTTGATCCTAAAAAGCAACAACAAGTATTACAAACAAGATATGAAAAGTTCAGAAAAGGGAGAAAATAATTTATGAGAACTTCACAAAATGTCCGCAGATTTAGATTGTCAGATGTGTTTATTGATCCGTATAAAACCCAAGAGATACCATGGGGCCCACTGGGATATGTCACGTTCAAGCGTACTTATGCGCGCCGACTGAACGAGTTTGATTCCGATGCTGTAGGTACTGAGGAGTGGTGGCAGACATGTCGCCGCGTCGTTGAGGGCATGTTTAATATGCAGAAACAACATGTCATTGATAACGGCTTAGAATGGAATGACGCAAAAGCACAACGAACCGCCAAGGATGCATATGATCGTTTGTTTAATTTGAAATGGACGCCACCTGGACGTGGGTTGTGGATGATGGGCACGAAGTTTGTTGAAGAAAAAACAGGCGCCGGCCTTTTTAATTGTGCCTTTCGATCTACTAGAGAACTCTCCTCCAAGGGAGGTTATTTATTTTCTTGGATGATGGACGCTTTGATGGTGGGTATTGGCGTGGGGTTTGACACTCTGGGCGCCGGTAGCCTCATTATCAAAGAGCCAGAACAAACCAACGACATTCATATTATTGATGACTCTAGAGAAGGCTGGGTGAATTCAGTTCATATCTTATTAGATGGATATTTCTTCGGGACTAAGGTACCCAAGTTTGATTATTCCGCCATCCGTCCTGAAGGTGCCCTCATTAAAGGATTTGGAGGCACTTCGAGTGGTGCCGCTCCTCTTAAAGAACTGCACGAAAATTTAGCAGAATTGTTTTTAGACAAGGTAGGCGAACCAATCACTTCAGTTGACATCGTTGATGTTGAGAATCTGATCGGTAGATGTGTTGTGGCAGGAAACGTTCGTCGGTCAGCCGCTCTGGCGATGGGCACCCACGATGACATGCATTATCTTCAGATGAAGAACGATCAAGAGAAGCTTTATCATCATCGTTGGGGTTCCAATAATTCTTTTGTGGCTGAAGTAGGAATGGACTATACGTGGCATGCAGAACAGAGCCAGAAGAATGGCGAGCCAGGATATATCTGGCTCAATAATGCACGCATCAGAGGAAGGTTTAAGGATCCTGAAAGATACGATGACATTAACGTTGCAGGGTTTAATCCTTGTGTTGAGCAACAGCTTGAAGATGGAGAGTTATGTTGTTTGGTTGAGACATATCCTGCCAAGCACGATTCTTATGAAGATTATTTAAAGACGCTTAAGATTGCCTATCTTTATGGCAAGACTGTTACTCTTACAAACACTCAATGGCCCGAAACCAACGCAAAGATGTTGAAGAATAGAAGAATCGGACTATCTCAGTCTGGAGTTGTACAGGCATTTAATAAGTTTGGAAGAAGAACAATGTATCAATGGTGCGACAATGCCTATAAGCATGTAGCCGAATTAGATGAGGAATATTCTAATTGGCTGTGCATCCCTAAGTCTGTTAGAACAACCTCTATCAAGCCATCCGGTACGGTTTCGTTGCTGAATGGATCCACCCCAGGAATTCATTTTCCTGAGAGCGAATACTATATTCGTCGCATTCGTTTTTCAAATCAATCTCAATTGTTGGTTGCACTTCAAAATGCTGGCTATACGATAGAAGATGATCAATACTCTCCTAATACTAAGGTGGTAGAGTTTCCTATTCATGAGCCTTATTTTGTAAAGGGCAAACGCAATGTAAGTATGTGGGAGCAGCTTGAGATCGCCGCCCAATATCAACATTATTGGGCAGATAATTCTGTTTCTATTACGGTTACATTTAATGACGAGGAGGCGCCCCAAATTAAAGATGCTCTAGAAATGTATGAAACGCGCCTTAAAGCTGTCTCTTTTTTGAGATATAAAGAGACAGGATACGAACAAGCTCCCTACGAAGCAATTGATAAGAGTACTTACAACCGTATGATAAAAAACATCTCCCCACTCCAGCGCGTGGAAGATGAAGAAGGCGGAAGCGGGACAAAGTTTTGTACAAATGATTCATGTACTATTTAATAGGAGGTATAAATGAATTTTAATCATCTTTTTGATCAAAAAAGAATCAAGACGGCAGGAAGATGCCCAACAGAATGTTATTGGGCGCCCACTGGTCACATCCGTGCTCTTGTGGGAGGCAAAGTAAATATTACAATGTATTGTAAACACTGCGGCAGCCGCGAAGATATTTTTTTGACATCGAAGGAGTTTGAGACTCATAAGAAAGTGCTAGAAAATGAGGTAGGAAATGTTTAAGCCGGTTAATCGTTATGTTTTGGTAGAAGGAACCAAAACAGAAGAAAATCAGACTGATACTGGAATCATTCTTCCCGATAGCTTTAAGCCGACTCAAGAAAGACATGCCACAGTAGTAGCTTTGGACTGGGCAGAAGATGTAAGGTTTAAAGACGCATTATCTGCGGTAGCAAATGTTGGCAAACATCCCACTCTAGTGGTGGACAAGTCCATGTTAGAGGAAATATGTGTAGATGGTGTGCTATATAATGTTATACTAGATAATTATATTATAGGAATATTTTAAAGGACATACAATGAATGGACAAAGATTTTTACAATGAAGCTTCTGCCAAAAAGCTTGGATGGGAACCCTCATGGTTTGGGGAAAAGTACTTTGACGATAAACTCGTTAGAGCTATCAAAAAATGGCAACGGAATAGAGAACTAACTCCGGACGGGCTTTGTGGGCCCATGACTTTTCGTCGTCTATGGACAGAAAGACAGGCAGACGTTGATGATCATAAGCCGCCCAACGTGAAATACTCTAATTATATTGTTTACAACGGTTCATATTTTCCCATTGACTGGGAGAAGATGGTATTATGGTCGGAAGGAGAAGGACACAAAGCAGAGAAAGGATCCTACTATGACTACACCGGTCGCCCGAAGCGCAACATACGGTACTTTGTAAATCATTGGGACGTATGTTTGTCGGCAGCTTCTTGCGCTAGAGTGTTAGATAAGAGAGGGATTTCAGTTCATTTCATGATTGATAATGACGGCACTATTTATCAGACATTAGATATGCAACACGCTGCATTTCATGCGGGATCTTCTCGCGCCAATCGGGCGTCAGTGGGCGTTGAAATATCTAACGCTTATTATTTAAAATATCAAGATACATATGTCAAACGGGGTCATGGCGAGCGTCCTATTATAGATGGCGCCTGGGTACACGGAACTAAATTGGATCCCTTTCTGGGATTTTATCCAGTTCAAATTGAAGCCCTCAAGGCTTTATGGAAAGCCATTCATGCTGCTACCGAGATACCCTATGAGGCTCCGAAGAGTCAGTTCGGCAAGATTTCTACAAAATATGAACAAGATGTTCCCTATGGAAAGTTTACAGGATTTGTAAGTCATTATCATGTTAGCAAGCGTAAGATTGATTGTGCCGGGCTAGACATTGTGGCATTGTTGGACGAGGTAAAGAACGACGAAGAATAACTATGTATTAATATGTTGTTTATACTCCTATTTGCGGGATGCTTGAATACAACCACTTATCCCTTACATTATTGTGCCATTAACCCTTCTGAGGTGTTTGCTGTGGGGAAGCCTAGGCAAACAGGTACCTGGAAACTTCCTCCCCTTGTGAAGATTTGTAAAGAGTTAAATATTTCTCGAACGAGAGTACAAATAGCTATAGCATATTGGAGAAATGTAGGCTATGAATTTCATGATGTTCTTTATGATTACGATTCTCCAGAATGCTTCGGCGTAAACTATGGAAATGGAATAATAATAACTGGAGGTACCCAAGATTTGCCTGAAGATTTACTTGCTGTAACTCGCACATCGGTAAACATAACAACAGGACACATTGTGAAATCAAAAATTTTTATTAGACAAAAAGATGTGAACCGACCCAGAGTTTTGGAACATGAATTGGGCCACGCTCTGGGGTGGAAGCACTATCCACAGAGTATGCATATCATGCACCCCCAATGGGAAAAGGGTGGGTATAGTAATGGTGGTATGGAAAAAAAAGGAATATAAAGAAAATGCCTATAACAATCACTGAAGCCGCAAAAAAGAAGGTGAGTTCTCTTCTTAGGAAACGTCAAACGCCTGAGCATTATTTGAAAGTGAGTGTTCAAAGCGGAGGGTGTTCGGGGTTTATGTATAATTATGAATTTATTGAGGCGCCAAATGATTCCGATAAAATATTTGAATTTGATGACGTTAGGATCTGTATCCCCAAGAAGTCTTATATACTATTGAATGGGATGGAGATCGACTACAAAGAAGAGTTGCTGAAGTCTGGATTAGTATTTAATGTTCCTTTAGCTCAGAGATCGTGCGGGTGCGGTGAATCAATTTCATTCTAATGATATTTGAATATGATAAAATAGTTATTGGGAGTAGTTTACGGGCAGTACTCTTTGCTTTTAACAATCGTGCGCCCTTGATTTTTTCCCACGAAGAACGTCCCTTTAGATTTGATCACTTCCAGCCTGATTTAGATTTTTCTTTTCTAAAACTCGAAAACGCTGAAAATTTTTTCCAAGCATTTGGCGAGATTTTGACTTTTGGGATACCCAAGGAAAAGTTGTGGGAACGTCTTCTTTTCTTCTTGTCACTCGATGGAAAAGTTCCTTTTTCTAATTTATGTAAAAGCATGAGACTGCACGAGAATAAAGTTATATGTTCAAACGAGTACTCAAAAATTGCCCAAATAAATTTTGAAACTTGCTATTTTTTCGGAGATCAAAATTGTTCAGGAATGAAAGAAAAAACACTTGCGAAACAAGATTATATATGTTATGATTGGATAGCATTCAATCGAGGAGGGAAACATGACATTGATTACATCAAATTAGAAGACCCCTTCGTTAACGAGGTGTGGTTCTATCCTTCGGACAGAATTGATGGAGACACCCCGGTAAAGGATGCATGCGTCGTTTCGAGAATCAAGGAAGAAGATTTGCTCGATTTTGATTTTTCCGAAACAATGGCGCGATTTAAACTAATTTCCGAAATGGAAACCCGAGGTATGAAAGGAGTATTTAATGGGTACGGACCAAATGGCAAACCAAAATATTATAA